TATTAAATGATATTCTTATTCGTAAGGTATTAGTATCCTGTATAGGATACATCCAGCTATTTTCAAAATTATATTAAATGATATTCTTATTTATAAGTAATATCAGTATCCTGTATAGGATACATCCAGCTATTTTCAAAATTATATTAAATGATATTCTTATTTATAAGTAATATCAGTATCCTGTATAGGATACAAACAGCTATTTTCAAAATTATATTAAATGATATTCTTATTCGTAAGGTATTAGTATCCTGTATAGGATACATCCAGCTATTTTCAAATGTTTAAATAACCTTCTTAAACGAAGAGTTATAATATATATTTGTTATATGTATAATTTATTTTTTTAATTATATATAAAAAATATATTATATATTATATATTAATAATGTATAATTATATTGTTAATGATAACAATCTATCCATGATAAAAATCTGGCATTCAATTAAAAAAAAATTTATTAAAAGAAGTCCTAAATTAGATTCGTCAAATATAAATAAAATTTTATTTAATAGGTCTGTAACAAATTTTAGTGCATCAGACATTTATTTAAAGAAAAAAATGGTTTATAGCAAATCATTTAATATAAAAAGAGGAGATTTTTATAGTGATTATGATTTGGTTATTTAAAATTATTTCTTTCGCGATTTTTCAAATATTGAATTCTAGCTTTTTTTTTATTGATTATATTTTTATAATCTTTATTCAATGTCGAGCTATATAATAATACATTATAATTCTGCTTAATAATTTTATTTTCATTAGATGTTTGTTTTTTTGTATTATTAGTATTATTTATATTTAGTAAATCATTTGTAATATTTGGACTACTTACACATCTAACTAAATTCATCTTATGTTTTTGATAACAATTAGATATATTTACTAAAATAATGATAATAGTCAATTTAATAAATTGCTTTAACATAATTATTATTTAATAATAATATTAGAAAAACAAAGTATCAATTTTTACACTCATTAAATATAAACTTTAATTTTTTATATTCTTCCAAATTCATAGTACCCATTTTCAAATTACAATTTTTACATATTGGCATCATATTATTATAAGATGTTTCTCCACCAAGTGCATGTGCAACTATATGACCACATTGCATATTATTGAAATATAATTCTTCTTCGCATGTATAACATATACCTTTATCACATTGATTTTGATTTATTTTTTTCCAGATTTGTATTTTTAATTCATTTGATATTTTTGGTCTTTTTTTGTTTTTATCTATGTCACGAAGAAATTCATTGCATATCTCGCTTATTTTTTTATTATTTATTAATGCATATAGTGCTAAATCCAACCATTCAAAATTACTAAATATGGATAAATAACAAACATCACATTTTTCGCTAATAGCTTTCTTTTTACAACTTTTAAATTTATTATTATCAACTGAATTTATCTGATTATCAGCAATGCTATCTAAATAATTATTAATTTCAATAATTACATTATATACATCTTTAATACCTTTATTATGTTGTGCTAATTTACCTTTAAAATCTCTTACTTTAATATTATCAAGCATACATTTATAAGATATATTAGGACATCGCGTATTCTCCCTATCTTGATGAATATATGCTCGCGTAAATTTACTAAATAATGACTGGGCTAAATCTCTATCAAAATTAACTATATTACCTATTGGTTTAATTGGAGAGTTTTTATTAATTTTATTAAAATACTCTTCAACTTCACTATAATTATTTACATAATATATTACTAATGGTACTATAAAATTACAAATAGTATATCCTCTGTCATTTAATTCAGAAAATGCTACTAATCTATGCTGACCATCTAATAAATATCCTATTTTATCATCTTCAATATATGCTACTGTAAATGTTTGCAACATTGAAAAATGTCCTTTTGTATTATATTCATTAATTTGGTCTGCAATCATATCTTCAATATGTTTATTATCAAGTAATCTTTGTAATTCTGGCGTTTTATATTTATTTATTATATTTGTTATTTTTTCTAATTTAATTTCTGGATGCTTTACCATTCTCTTGAAATGTTATAATATAATATTGATTATTTTTTATATATTAAATGATAATAGAATGTCTAGTTCAAAATCAAGTAATAATTATATTGATTTTAACATACATACTCCTGCATATCCGCGTTAACCATACAAACCTAATTTTTCAAAAATAAGTAGTTCTTCTAGTAAATCAAAAACTAGCAAAAAAAGAGCAACGTCTATATAATTATATACGATAATTATAGAATATGAGTAAAATACCAAAAGAAGCTATATGTATTAGAAATACAAGTACGTGGGCTCATGTAAAACCTTATCATAAGTTTGATTCTGCAAAATTTAATAAAGAAGAAGTTTTACAAGATTTACCATTAATGTCACCTAAAATCCACGCAATGTTAAATAAAATAAAAGAACTGGATGCACTAGATATGAGCAATGATGGTAAATATTACAAACACATTATATATAGTGATGTTACTGGTGTAAATGGTGCTAAAATGGTAGCATCATCATTAATAGCAAATGAATACCAGTTAGTATATAATAAAGGAAAATTTGTAAAGGATTTACCTCAATCTAACTATACTTTTGGTTTATTAACCACATCAACTGTTTATCAAAAACCATTAACAGTTGGTTTAAAAAAGAATATGATGGCTAAAATGAATGAACGTCCTGTAAATGTAAATGGTGCTAATATGCGCTTTATAATATTAGATTCTGGATTTAAAGAAGGAATTGATGTATTTGATGTTAAATATATGCATATATTAGAACCATTAACAACAAAAGCTGAAAATACACAAGTAATTGGTAGAGGAACACGTTATTGTGGTCAGTCTGGTCTACCATTTAAACCAAATATAGGTTGGCCATTAAACGTATATAGATATAATATTAACTATAACGAGGATATGACTGTGCATGATTTATATATAAAGCATAGCAATCAAAATGTAAGTGCTCTTAATTTTGCAGCTGATATTGAAGACATCATGATAGCAGCATCTGTTGATTTACCATTAACAGAAAATATTCATATGTTAAAAACTAAAAATAATAGATTTTATAATGAAATTACAAGTTTAATAGCAAAAAAAGAAAATAAAGATTCTAAACCTAATAAAAAAGATTTAATTAAAATTGTTAGTAATATACATGGAAAAATTTATACTAATGAAGAGAAATTAGATTGTAAACATAAATGTAAAGGTCCATTTGAAGAATTAGAAGATGCAAATGCTATATTAATAGCAGCAGCAATATATGATGTTGATAATTTAGAAGATAGATATAGAGAAAAAAAAGGAAAGAAAATATTAGGTAAAAAAATATTAGATAATAAAATTACTGATGGTAAATTATTAAATGCTTTATTAGAAAAATATCCAAAACCTATTTTATGTAATTATCTTGATAAACGAAAAAGCTATTGTAATGCTGTGAATAAAATATGGTTACGACCATTATTTATGTTTAAAATTTTTGGAGATAAAATAATAAGTAATCTAAAATATTATAAACGTAAAGATTTAATAACAGAAAAAAATTATAATGATACATTAAAATTTGTTAAATATTATAGGGATAAAGCGTCTATTAAAAAACCTGTAATATTACCTGTTCCACCAATGGAAAAATTAAAATATTTTGATTTATATAATTATATAAATTTACATTTTAAAGATTTTAAATGGTCATCATTAGAAATTAAAAATAAATGTATTTCTCAAACCGAAAAAGATTCTAATTATAATAAAAAAGAATATGAAATAGTAAATTTCTCAAATACACAATCTTTTGTACAAAACTTTTTAACACCTGATTCTCCTTACAAGGGTTTATTCTTGTATCATAGTGTTGGTTCAGGAAAAACTTGTTCTGCAATAGCTTCTGCAACAAAGAGTTTTGATGAAAATGGTTATACTATATTATGGGTAACGCGTCACACTTTAAAAGAAGATATCTGGAAAAATATGTTTGAAAAAATATGTAATATGAAAATACGCGCCATGATACAAAATGGCAAAAAATTACCAAAAACAAGATCAGAACGTATGGCTTTGTTAGGTAAAAATTGGTTACAACCAATTTCATATAAACAATTTACAAATTTAATAAAAGGAAAAAATAAATTTTATAAACAAATGGTAGAACGCAATGGTAAAGAAGATCCCTTCAAGAAAACATTAATAATTATTGATGAAATACATAAAGTATACAGTGATACATTATCCAGATTAGAAAAGCCTAATCCAGAAGTATTACAGGGTATGGTACAAAAATCTTATAGTGTATCTAAAAAAGATTCTCTTAAATTATTACTTATGTCTGCAACACCAATAACAGAGGATCCAATGAGTGCTATAAAAATATTAAATTTATTATTGGAAGGTGATGATAGATTCCCAGAAGATTTTGAAGAGTTTAAATCATTATATTGCAATGAAAATGGTTTATTTAGTAATTTAGGTTCTTTTAGTTTTATAGATAAAATATCTGGATTGATTAGCTGGATTGATAGAGGTAATGATCGTAGTCAATTTGCTTATCCTATAATAAATGATATAATATTAAATATAAATACAGAAATAGCAACTAATCAAAGAATGGTTGAAATAGAACAAAGGCTAGAAGTATTAGAAGAAAATAAATTAAATACAGATAAACAATTCAATAAACAACAAATTAAAGAATTTACAAAAGAAATCCGTGAGCTAAATAAAGAGAAAAAACAATTAGATAAACAAGATACAGAACCTAAATCTATTTTAGATTATGTTAATAAATGTTTTAGTAAATCAAAAGCAACGAAATAAAAAAATATATAACTAAGGAACATACTTAGTGCGTAATTATTTATATAACAATTTTACAAAATCTTAATAGGTAATGATATTGTTATATTCTTTAATAGTTTCGGTAATATTATTTGCATTATATTATTATATTAATACAAATAATAAAGATAAAAATGAAGATTATAATGAAAATAAAGAGTTTTTCACTATTAACAACTTTGTTATATTTTCTATAATATATGTATTTATATTTTCTTTACTATATCTAGCATTTGATGACGGGTCATCATTAGTTAGTCTTGGTATATTAACTGATGATGATTATAGTAAGCCAAATAAAATAACTAAATCAAATATTGTAGACCCATCTTTTCTAAAAAATAATTATGAACCAATGAAAACAGGGCATGAACCATATAATAGCAATAGTTCTGATGGTTCAGATGTGTCTGAATCTTCATCATCCGAAGATAGCTCTGCTTCTGACTCAGATTAAAAATAAGTAATAAAGTTAAAAACGAGTACATAATTTTATTTTTTTATTGATTTTATAATGTTTATAGATTTTTAAGATATTTATAAAATTATGTACTCAAATAATAATCAAGATAAATATAAAAAAAAATTGATATGCTTTATATCATATAAAAACTACTTGGAAGATGACAACCCAATCAGAAGGTTTAAGCAAAAGACATAAGGATATGAATAAAGATGGCAATCATCTAAATGATGATAGCAAAATATCTGAAAAAATATTGGATAGTTCCATGTCTGAAATAATAAATTATACAAAAAAAAAATTTGAACCATTTGGATACAAAATTATATTAGAGAAGAAAATCACACTATACCAATGTCAAAAATATTTACATGAGGCAGGAGGTCCAGAGCCAGATAGTGAAAATAAGAATTATTATATGAAACCCGATGGTGGTATTATATATGCTTTAAAAGATAATAAAAAAATACCAATACTTATAGTTGAAGATAAAGTACAAGGAACAAATGATAAACGTTATTGCGAGAATAAAGCTCGCGATAGTACTGGCAATGCTATTGAGCGAGCAGCAAAAAATATAAGAGGAGCTGAAATGATATTTATAAATCAAAAAATATTCCCTTATGTTTTATTTGCCGCCGGATGTGATTTTCATAAAACAGAATCTATAAGTAAACGTATAGAAATGATGAATATGGGATATCCAAACCATTATATTGATATTGACGAAAAAACAACTCCTGAAAATATTCAAACAAATATGGAAAAAATAGTATCAGACATAAATATCAACAAACGATGCGGTGGAAGTATTGCTTCAATATTTATCAAAGCGCACAAATGGGATAAAATGAGTCATAATTCATCATTGTGGAAAAAAGAAGAAAGAGTTTATATTTTAAAAAGTATTATAGATAAGGTGTTTATGTCGTTTTCTTAGAAATCAGATACATTATTTCCATTACTTTATTATTTCTTTCTTTAAGATTTCTACTACCTTTATATGTATCATACATTATTTCATATTTTTTAACATTATATGGTTCAAATAATTTTTTCCAATCATCGTCTGTAATAATACCTTCATTATTATATGAAATCAATAAATATTTTGATTTAGCAATTCCATTTTTCATTAAATCTTTCATTGATTCAATAGCATTTCTGTTATTGTAATTAGATTTATTCCATTTTTTTGGAATACCAGAAACATTTGAAATATTCTCAGGCTCTTCATTTTTAGCAATAATATTTAACATAAAATAATTACTTCCATATGGATGTTGGTTATAAGGGGGATCTAAATACATAACATCGATATCATCGGGTAGTTCATTAACTAATATATTAATATCTTTATTTGAAACATGAGCATTATACTCTAAATTATTCCAAATAGGAATATCTAATCTAATTGACTTTTTAATACGACTTAGAGCATGTTGACCTTTCCCCCCAAAACATCCAATATTATTATTTTTATAAAATCCTTTGAATACACCAGCTGTATTTGCATGAATACTAGCTTTATTTAGTAAAGGAACAATGCAATAATTTACAATATCAGATTCTACATTATCAGATATATATTTTCTAAGTGTATCTATTATTAGTGCATTTTCTCTTGTGTAAAAACATCTTTCACCATCCTTAATATCATCACTATTAGCCGGAGCATAATATTTACATATGATTCCTTCATAATAAGGTCCATTTTCTGCTATTTCATTCATTTTGTTAATATGATTTACAATATTGCTTTTTTGAATATCAGATGGTTTAACTAAATAACAATATGCCATAAGATATGAATATAATTCTAAATCATTTGTGTAAATATTGTTTGAAACATAACTAAGTTCTCTTGAAACAACAGATGATCCAGCAAAACCATCAACAATGTTCAACTTATCTTTTAAAAGATTAGATCTAATATCATCAATGATAGAACGAATATGTGATACAAGCTTTCTTTTATTACCAATGCATGTTAACATTGTTTGATTAACGTATTCATCATGATGATTATCCATAATTATACTATTTATTATATAATTAATATTTATATATCAATTTTTGAAAGAGTACATAATTTTATTTTTATTTAGATTTTATAAACTTTATAGAATTTCAAGATATTTAAGAATTATGTACTCTTTTTAAATATTTAAGTATATAAGGAAAATATAATGAATCAATATGCTTGGATAGTTTATATAGGTGGGATTTTTTCATTTATAGCATCTATGGGTATAGGGGCTAATGATGTTGCCAACTCTTTTGCCACATCGGTGGGTGCTAAATCTCTTACTATTAAACAAGCTGTTATATTAGCTTGTATTTTTGAAACTAGTGGTGCTATTTTAATGGGTTCTCATGTTTCCGAAACTATCAGAAAAGGTATTGCTGATTATGAATGTTTCCAAAATGAACCCTATACGCTAATGTATGGATGTATGTGGGTTTGTTTCTCTGTCGCTTCATGGCTATTTACAGCTTCTTATTTAGAAATGCCTGTTTCTACAACACATTCATGTATAGGTGGAATGATTGGTATGACTATTGCAATAAAAGGTAGCAATTGTGTAATATGGTATACTCCAAAAAATACATTTCCTTATGTAGGTGGTGTTCTCGGTATGGTTTTGTCATGGTTTATTTCACCATTGTTATCCGGACTTATATCTTCAAGTTTATATGGAATAATCAGAAAAACTATATTACGAAAAAAATACGAAGATAAATATATATTTTATGCGTATCCTTTGCTTGTTGGCATAACTATGCTCTTAAACTCGTTTTTTATATTTTATAAAGGAGCAAAAGGAATTGGTTTAGATGATACTCCATTAGGTGCAGTTATAGGTATTTCATTTGGTATTGGTATATTATCGGGTTTATTAACAATACCTGTATTGCAAAAGATATATAATAATGTTAATAATAAACATAAATTTGCAAAAATACAAGTAACCGATTTAGAAAATAATAATACTGAAATAATTGAAATCAAAAATGATAATCCTAAGACATTATATGATAAAATTATTAATATAGATATTAACACTTTTGATAAAGTTGAAGATAAAGATTTAGATATAATAAATGCTTTAAATAAAAATGCTGAGGAATTTGATCCACGTACAGAAGATTTTTTTAAATACTTGCAAATATTTTCTGCTTCTTGTGCTGCGTTTAGTCATGGAGCCAATGATGTTGCTAATGCCATTGGACCATTTGCTGCAATATTAACTATATATTGGGAAGGTGATGTTAGAAAAAACTCTGTTATGGACAATAATGCATACTGGATATTGAGCTTAGGTGGTGTTGGTATATCTCTTGGATTATTATTATATGGTTATAAAATAATACGTGCGATTGGGTTAAAATTATGTAAAATAACACCATCAAGAGGTACTATTATAGAATTAAGTGCGGCTCTTGTAACAATATTGGGAAGTAGACTTAAAATACCTCTTTCAACTACTCATTGTCAGGTGGGAGCTACTTGTGGTGTCGGATTACTTGAAAGCTCCTGGAAAGATAATGTTTCTGGTATAAACAAAAAAATAATATATAAAACTATGTTTGGATGGATAGTTACTTGTGTATTCGTAGGTTTTGTTACAGGTATATTAACAGCACAAGGTATATATGCTCCTATACTAAATAAATAAATATATTAATATAATATAAATGAATTATTATTTAGATAAAACATTAGATATTAACGGAACATTTGTAGTAAAAGGTTCAATTATTAATATTAAAACAGAAAAAACATTTAATACTTATACAGATTTAATTAAATTAACTTCATTATTTGAGACGGATAAAGAATTAAATGATGTTAATGTTGATGGTAATTTAATTATAAGAGAATATGAAGATTTTTTCTTAAATATAAAAGGAAGTTCTATTGTAAATAATTATACTACCTTAGAATAATTAGCTATATTTATTAATAACTTATTAAATAGTCCTAAAAAAGCACCAAGTCCTATAATACATCATCGTCTATTGAATTAATTTATAGATCGCATTGCAAAGATGGTAAGAAAAATGTAACAATTAATAATTTAATATAAAGAATTAGTTATTGGAACTTGGCGCTGAGTTATCAAGATAATTAGTAAAATCATCTGTCATTTTACTTGGAGGGGGAGTGTTAGGATTACTGGCATTCCTAAGATTAATATTAGTATCAGTCATTTTATAATGATTTTTGCTTGTTCTACGATTTCTAATTGCTGTTGAACGTGATACATATTTTTTATTACACTTGTTATAACAAGTGTCTTTATTGAATAGCTTTTTAATAATTGGATACATGTTGCAATCAAATGAGTTTACTACGTTAATTAGAAAAGCAAATGTAATAATTAATTTGATAATGGTATTCATTTTATGTGTTCTATGATATTATTATTTATTTGATGTATCAATTTTTTATAAAAGACATCAAAATGCTATTTATAAATTACGTGTGCCAGCAAAATCAGATTTTTTCTTATGAAGTAAATGTTCATTCTAAAAATATTTGTAATAAAATTTATAAAATCAAAAAATATTTAATAGAACATAAAGAAAATAGTAAAGGTGTTTGATGAATTAACGTGTTCTAGATGTATGATTAGTTTTGCTTTCAGACAAGCAAAAGCCAATCATATAAAAAGAAATACTAATATGGATATTAAGATATATGAACAAATAGAGAATATTAGAGATTTAATAAACAATAGTAAAATGAAAATAAAAGAAGAATTAAATAATGAATATAAGGAAGATAACAAGATTAACATAAGAATAATATTTCAAGATATTTAAATTATAATAAATATGTTCTATTTATAATAAAAATTGATTCGACACTACTTAATAATATAAGTATCATGACTGATATTATTAGCAAAGCAATTGCCGGAAACCAGAAAAGAATCGAGTCTTGCAAAAAAGTAGGAGCTAAAAAAAAGATAGTAGGTCATAAGCGCGAAAAGGACTTTCTTGCCAAATATAATGAGAAAGAGTTGAATAAATCCACAGAATATGGCGCAACATCAGATACGAGCATTTGTCCATCGCATAGTATTTGCGAGAAATTAAAAGAAACTATAAAAAACACCAATTTGAATGTTAGCAATAAGAGTGGTAAAAATATTCAGTTAGTCCTCGGTAATATTCCCGAACTTAAGGATATTGATATTGCTATACTAGAAGATAAGGAATATGTTCGCAAAATATTTGAGAAATATCTAAAAAAAAGCGAAAGTGAAAAACCCGCGGGATTACTAGTATACAAAGATACTTCTAGAAAAAAATGGATATTCTTCAATACTGATGACATAATCGATTACATAGTAGATAAATGTATATGGCGTAAACTTGAATCCGGACGTATAAAAGGAGATTTCACTAACGACTCAAAAAAAGGCAAGGGCAACTATATTACATATGAGTATCGCAAAAAACACAAGAGCTATTTTCTGGGATTTAATGGGAATAAAGGGAAACCATTTATCGAATTATTAAAATCGCCCAATCATGGGATCAACTATTACGAAGACGACTATTAGAATTATTTAGGATTACATATTATAAATATTTCGTGTGATTCTTTAATATTATTTGTTTCATCTAACTTTCTATTTTTTCCTATTCTGGTTTCGCCTTGTCCATAAGTATATTGCCACTCAGGAAATTCAAATTTATAATCTTTGTACCAATCTCGAATAGTGTCGCAATTATTATATGTAATTAGAAATCCGCCTTTGTGATTCTTAAGCAACTCGCACATCTTTTTGTGGTTGAAATTATTATGATGAATAGCGAAATTACAATTAGGATATAATCCTTTAAACATTTTACTATCTCCTTCTAAATAATAAGGGGGATCTAGGAATAGAAAATCTTCATTATGGCGCAAGATAACATTTTCAAAATCATCACAATCAACTGATAAATTGTTAAATTGCATATTTTCGAGATTTTTAATTCTACGTTTAAATTTATCTAGTTTGATTTCATTGGAACTTGGCCAACCTAGAAACATTGGTCCATATGATAAAGTCATATTATAATAATAATAAACTGCCTGCTTAATAATATCATTATCTAACAATACCTTATCATTATCAGATAATTCAACAATTTTTTTTGTATTATATATAAGATCTGATGGCTTAATTTTATCCCAGTAATTGAGAAGTATGTGCCTATTATATGTAAATTCTTCACTAGTAATATTAAATTTTTTTAGTTCTTCAATAAACTCTTCCTTATGATTAATGAGAACATTCCAGAAATTAGTAAGCATTCCAAATATATCGTAACCAATTACTTGAATACCCAATTTTTGCGATACACATAGTTCAAACGATCCACCTCCAAAAAATGGAGAAACTATTTTTTTTTCACGTAACTTAGGAAGACTATTAAGTATTAGTCCAACTGCCTTTGATTTTCCACCCGCATATCTAAGAGGGGATATAAGAACGCGTTTAAAAGTACCATCGCTTTTACGTATAGTATCAAGATATTTTTTTAGATATTCCACATCGTGCTCATAACAAGAATCATTCGCAGCTTGCATAATAATACTAATAATATTATTATTAATATTAAATAGTAATACTTTATATCAATTTTTAAATATAAAATGAGTACATAATTTATAAAATCCTTCTAAATTTTAAAAGTTTATAAAAATCAATAAAAAAATAAAATTATGTACTCGTTTTTATAATTAAGATTTAATAACAATTTTAGGATCAATTTTAAGTGTTCTTAATATCTTTTTAAGAAAACCCATATTAAAGTTTGCTACTTGGCAATTTTCATATTCTTTAATTACATTATCTTTTATTGATAAACGTTGTGCTAATTCTTTTTGAGAAAGACCCATTGCTGTACGACCATCTATGATAGCCTGAGCATATTCTCTTGTCATTTTATTTAGTTTAGGAATATCATCTTCCATTAATCTAATCATTTCTTTATTGCCAGGAGGCTTTTGAATACTTTCCTTTTTCTTTAATTCTTGTGGCTTTTTAGTAAATACAACTGGTTCCCAGTCTTGAAAATTAATAGGATTATTATTCATTATATTATTATAATAATATAATATAAAAACTTATATCAATTTTTATGTTATATAAACAAATACAAGTCTTGTTTTAATTAAAAATTGATTAAAAATTATCTATATCTCATTATAAAACAATAATGTATTCTTATAACGTTTTTCCACTTGGTGTTTTGAGCATCAATCAAATTGAAAAAGGTCAACAAGCTCTCAATAATATCGCAAATATTGTTGATAACAAAAATAATGAAGCTGAACTGCTTTCACTTTCTAATGAGTTCTTTACTATGATTCCACATATTTCAGAAAAATTAGAAGTTATTAAAACTCATAAAACTATTAAAGAGAAAAATGAGCTCCTCGAATATATGCGTAAAGTGTCTAATGAATTCTAATTAAGAATTAAGATACTTAGATATAAGAGCCAAAGCGCTAACTTCGGCATTTTTTGGCAATTTTTTCATTTTAATTAATTTTTTATTTTTGATACTCAAACTATCATAATTGATATTAATAGTGATATTTGCAATACTCTTTTCCATATTGATAATAAAATAAATAAATATATAAAATCAATTTTTATTCATATTTGATTAATTTATCTAAGAAATTTTGAGAAGCTTCTTCAGTTAATTTATAATTTTTAAGTATATATAAAATTGTACGACACTCTACTTGTGTTATCTTACGACCATCAAAAATTTTCATTAATAATTTATTGGAATCATCAATTGATATGCGACCATCTCCTTGACCTTTTACTAACTCATCAGCTGTTTCTAATAAACTAGCATCAAAGTTTAAACCATCCATAACCTTATAGTAACTAACCTTATTATCCATCTTTATAATAATCAAAGAAAACTTTTGAATAGAAAAGGTGTTTCTTTAATTACAGGAATATTATTTACAAACTCACTAAGAGCATAATAAGTAATTGCAAGCATTGCAAGGCGCCCATTATTAAGTTCTTTGAGTTCTAGATCGCGTTTAGTTTTAGGATCCTTATTAACATATAGTTTAAGAGGGTCAAACCCGAGATCACCTGGAATAGTATCATTAGTATATTCTTTATTTAGTGCAACTGATTCAATAGTAGCAGTGAATACAATAATAGCCATAAAGAATACAGGATTAATTTTATTAAGACCTCCATTTAAAACAGAAGGAGCTTTACCATTTAAAGAAAGCAAATCCATTTTATTAGCAAGCTTAGATAGATATGGATGATAAATCTCCGACAAAGGCCATCCAACACTTGCGAGCATTGCAAGACGACCATGTTTAATTTCAGCTTCACGATATTTTTTTAGCGTTCTAATATCAGTAGCGCAATTAAGTGGATCAAATCCCTTATTTCCCACTAGAATTGATGCCTCGCCATCAGCCAAAATAGAATCCTTTTTGAGAAGACCCCAGTTAATTGCATTTCTAACAAAGAGATTTCCTCCATTTTCTTTACCAAACTTATTAATATTAACTAGTCTTTCAAACTCGGGGTAATCAATCATTTTATCATTGTTAATATCAGCAACTTCCATATAATTATTTTTTCCATAATAATTATTCAACTCTGTTACATCAATAGTACCTGATTTATCAACATCAATATCATTAAATGTATTAGTATCCAAATCATTTAGTTGCATTTTACAAACATTATTTACAACATTTGCACCTCTCATTCTCATAACAGGGAGATTACTAATATGAGTAAAGCAAATAGCTTGACCAACCAATACACTAAACAAAGCAAGACGAAACATTAATTATACATATATATATTTATTTTCTTAAATACTTTATTATGATATATGATGGTAATAATATATAAAAGAACATTTATATTATTATAAATAATGAGAAACCTATATTTATTACTATTTATAAGCTATGTACAATCATTTATTAATACTTACAGATATCAAGGATATATTAATTTAAGAAGTAATATAAAAAAAGCAAATAATATTAATTTTGTTATATGGAAAGGGTATGCTATACCAAGTAAAAATTATATTAAGTTTGGTGAAAATATAATAAATAATGGATTAAAAAAGAATATTAATATTAATGTAACTATATGTGATAATTATAATTTACCAAATCTTAGTAATACAATACTATTTGGTCATTCATCAGGTGGATATCATAGTTTAAATAATAATGATAATATTAAAGCAAGAATTACATATGGAGCATCACCAAAATCTATATATGATAATACAATTTTTAATATTAAAAATAAATTAGATACACATATATTAAATATAATTGGAGAATATGATGGTTTTATATCATATAAAAATTTATTAGATCAAAAAAATTATAATATAGAAAACAATATCATAAATAATAAGTTAATATGTACAAAATCTAATCATTTTTGTATTACAGAAAATAAAAAAACACTTATATCTACTTTATTATGTAAATATGACCAAATGCTGGATACAAATTTCTATAATATGATGAATGATGTATCAAATACAATAATATCATATATTTTATATTTGGATTATAATACTACTATTTATAATTATGGATATACACAAAATATTTTTAAGAAAAATGTAGTTTTTGAAATAATTAATTATAGACAATTCCTTAGAGTAAAACCAGATATATGTAAAACTTATATTTATATAGACTATAAAAATAATAATACATACATTAAAACATCTGGACTACTTGGTGATATGTTATTAGATATACTAGAATATAAATATGAAAAAAAAATAGTAGAAGTAAATAACACTTTAATATGGTTATTAAGTAATAATAATGAAATATTATATTTTAGTTATAAAAAAAAAGATTATAAATATTTTAGATTACCATATATTATTAAATAATAAATCCACATATAGCATTTTTTTCATTTTTTGATATATAAAATATAATTTATTTATCTTACAAAAATAATTATTGCTCTCGGGGAGACTCGAACTCCCAATCTTTGGCTCATAAGACCAACGCTTTGACCGATTAAGCTACAAGAGCTTGTAATAGGAGCCCGCTCCCATTACGAATATATATATGTTTAAATCCTTATATATTTTTATAATTTACATCCACTTTTAATAGGATTAATTCTTTGGGTTTTCATTAGATCATTATCATTAACTGGTTCAAGAAGATCACTATCTAATCTATTAGTATATGCATTAGATTTTTGAGGCATTTTAGTAATTCCACACTCGTCAATAGTTGGCGACGATTGATATATCATACCTACATTGCCGTTTTCACGAGCAGAAGCAGAGTTTTCAAATGGTTTACGTGTCGTCATTTCTACATCAGCAGAGTCGCGATTAATATTCATATTTCCTGGATTTGGTGTATGTCCTGCTGCAATCATTATTCTTTCACGAGTATCATCAATTTCAGCATTTTCTTCGGCAGTTCTATCGCGTTGTCTATATTCATTAGTAGCACCTGCAATACCATATTCATTGGTATCAGACAAGAATTGTTTATGTGTATTTTTGAGATCAATTTCTTTGCTGATATATCCTCCAAATAATCCTTCAAGCATGCCACCCAAGAAACCATAAGGTGATTTAGCAATTAATGTAGTTTCTTTAACTGTTGTTTTAGCTACAATTTCTGGGTCATATACTGATACACTGTAAGTTACACCTCCAATATTTCTAACAGTATCAACCGCCTTAACAGTTTCACGAATAGTAGTTTTAGCTTCATCGTCAGCCGTTGTATATCCACCATCACCTGCTTTTATATTTGTATGTACACTATCATGAATTAAAGTTTCCTTTACAGTTGTTTTTGCTTGATCTGTTAAAGTAGAGTATGTTTCTTTATTTCCCGATAAATTAATCATTTCACTATCATGAATTGTGGTTTCTTTAACAGTTGTTTTCATAATATGATTATCCGGGTCATAAGTTGTTGCCTTTTCTGGTATTTGTATGCTAGGATTACCTACTCCACGTTCAGATTCTACGGTATACTCCTTCATAGTATATTTCAATGCATCTACGACAGGTGAAACAATAGCCTTTACAATACTTGTGACATTAGATACAACTGGTTTATTTTCAGTTGTAGCTCTTTCATTATTATAAACAATAACTTTACTTTTACCATAATCATCGCTAATACCAGCATTTGCATCACTTATAGATACACCACCTTTATAATCTATATGTGATTCTTGACGCGTTGTTGGTCTTATATTTTGAGCAGGACGCAAAGAATTTTTGCTATTAGCACCTGTTGTTTTAATCCACATATCTTCACTTTGCTCATATACAGTATCAGGGCGATTTTTATCAAGAGGCATTTGAACACCGCGTTGGTCAGTACCCTTGATATGACCTTTTACAGGTATATTGAAATACGATTGTTTTTGATTTATTTTGCTGCGTAATTCATCTAAATTTTTAGGTCTTGCTAGAGTATTTGTTTCTGTTTGATGAAAACCTCCGACACCTTTTGAATCATATCCTTTATTTAATCCAGGACCAACTTTAACTTGTTCTATTGGAAAAAAATTATTAGCTTTTTCCTTAAATTCTAAACGGGATTTGTAAAAGTCATCGTTGTTTTTCATACCACATATATTTCCACCAATATTAGCTTGTGGTTTAAACATACAAGGTACCTCTTTTTTCGTTTGCCAAAATTGATTGTTACCAGTTCTACTATCAAGAAAAGGAGACATTGTTTCAATATTAGTATTTTGTGTTACATTTTTGCGTAAAAAAGGTGTCATATTGTTATGAATAAAAGTATCTCTATTTATTTTATTTCCTGTTAAAGATTGTACATATTCAGGACTTTTACTATTATTAGGAATAGTATAATTCATATTTTTAAACATGTCAGAAGTGGCAGGCATAGCAACAATACCTGTGTTTCTAGCTTCTGCCATGTTAAACATTTTATTACCCCGCTGTTGTTCATCTTGTTTAACTTGATTCCAATATGTAGAATCATATATATTTTTCATTGATGGTATATCATTGGATAATTCCATTATTGGCCTCTAATCAATAAAGGATAAAAAATACACTAATATATACAAAAAATATTTATTAATTTTATTAAGTTTTACAAGAAACACCTGTATACATTGAACCATAAGGATATCCTGGTGTATAAAGTTTATTATCTTTATTACACATTTTCCAATCTTCTAATCTATTCATATCTCCGCTACCATTTGTTGGTAAAAACATAGATTGGTCGGATGGTTCTTCAATGCATGGTACATGATTATCTTTAGCAACCATTCTATAATTAACTGGTATTCTGTCAAATCCTTCAATCGCTCTTTCTTGCGGGTCAAAGCATAACCATTCCCATCTGTTTATACCAGTTTCTTTTAATGTACATGGTGGATTAGATAAACGTGTATCTTCGCGAGGAGCAGTGCAAGCACGTGGATCAGTATCACCTTTTATAAAGCAACCAGATTTCTCGTATTTTCCAGGAATATATTCATTTGCATTACATTTAGTATTTTTATAGTTAAGTCCTAATAACTCACTAGAATCATCTACTGCTTTCTTCATAGAGCAAGTATTTTGACCATAATTTTGATATCTTAATGACGGGTCAGCTGGTATATCTTGTGAACATTCTGCACAATCGTTATATGGTGTTTCTAATTGATATAGACCTGGTCCAACTGTTCTGCGTAATTTTTCTTTATAACTGCAACTATCGTAGTTTAATCTTGTATCTATATATTTATTCATATCTAATAAAATAATATATTATTTTATATATTAAATAAATAGATATGTTATTGTTAGTTGAAAATTTTAATAATAATGAAGATAATATAAATTATAGGCCAATAGAAGTTATTTATTTATATATAAATGGATATAACCCAGAATATTTATATAGATGGACTATATTAGATAATATATATATTGCCATTCTCTATATAATAACCTTTTTAATTTCAGCAGGAGCAGCATATTTATCTTTTTCTTGTAAATGGGGTGGTATGGTAAATAATATATTCATTAGAATATTTTTTGCATTTGCAGCATTTATGTTAGGACCTATATATTTGATATACTATTTCATATTTAACTATTTAGGAAAATTATGTTAAAAAAATAATTTAGCATTTATCGTAATTTATTTTTGGTGGAGCAGGTACTTCACGATACATTATTGATTGGCATGCTGGTAAATGTAACATAGTTGTATCAATTGGTTTAGTTTTATCATTTTTTATAATACCATCATTAGTTGGTACATATTGATTTGTATTGCATTTTGACACAATACGTGTTTGACCACGTAATTCACTATCAAGGTCAACTAAATTACCTTGAATATGAGATACAGCGGTACCTCCAATAAATCCTAGTTGATGTCTGCATTTATTAGCGTGTTCATATCTATATGGTGATAATAAATATTGCAAAGTGCTAACATTACCTTGTAATTCTTGCTTGTATGAACAATTATCATATGTCGTTCTATTAAAACTCATATCTTCTATAATATAAGATTTTTTTAATTATACAGAAATGTTTTTATTTCTACCTTGCCAATTACAATTTTTATTAAATTCAACTCTATTTATATAAGAGCGAGTATCTTCACCTCCATTGACCCATATAGGTACTATATTATCAGGATTTTGAACATCTTTAACACAATCTAATAAAGGCATTATATTATTCATTTCTTCTTCCATTATTTGTTTTTTACATTTTACGGGATTAGTATCAGCTCCTTCAATTAATTCAAGTTCTTGACCTATATTAGTTTTACCACATCTTAAATTGGGTCCAGAAGTAAATATACGATTAAATAATTGTATCTTACATCTATCATGTGTTAACATGGATGGGTCATTTCTTAGTGATGAATAATTATCAATTAAACAATCATCTGATAAACCGTATCCTGGACGACCTCGCAAGTTAGGATGATTTAAATACATATCCGACATTCTCACGTATGGACTAGTACATTCAACGGGATTGTTAGGATATATATTATATCCTTCTATTTTTTTATTATGTAATTCCTTTGCGACTTTCCAACAATTGTCATTGCATATATTAGTTGAGCTATCAAAAGTATTATTACTCATTATCTATCTATTCTTAAATAATATATAAAAAAATTTCATTTATCTTTTAAATATTTAGTATCATATTTTTCTAATAAATCATAATTTATATCCAATTTAATATTTTCATATTCTGTTTTATATTTTTTTTCTAAATTATAATTATTATACTCTGCAACATTCCAATCTTTCTTATTACAACTATGGCCAATTACCTCATTTATATCAGTATTATTTTTATGTAATTCATTGAATGATTCTTTATTTGTAATATTATTACCCGATAAGTCATTTTTAACAATTTTCTTATATGTTAATAGTTTTTCCATATCATCTGGTGACTTTGTATATTTATTATATTCTACTTTACTTTCATTTGTATTATCATCATATACATGATATGAATAAGATATAGTAGTTTTCTCTTTCATTTTTTAAATATTTAAAATATTATTTATTTATATAAAAAATGATTAATCATTATAATTAAAATAAGTATATAATGAAAGAACTAACCCAAGATCAAAAAGATTTACTAGAAAAAATCAACAAATGTTGTATTGAAATTGCTAAGAAAAATAATTATAATATTAAATTTGATAAAATAGAATTCTTAGAAAAAAAAGGATTTTATAAGGATTATTCACCTGATTTATTTAAATCTCTTAAATCTGAACACCATTCTTAATATCATTGTATAAATTAGTATAACATTTCATACCATTACCTTCTTTACAAGAAGGACCTCTGTCATATAACCATTCTCCTAATTTTTCTCTGTCATTTGGAATTGTCGTTGAAGGTACTGTATAAAATTGTCTATCTAATGTTGATTTATCATATATATCATCGGCATTTCTGAATATTTTTTTATTAAAAAACTTATTTATATTTTTATTAATATTTTTATTATTAATTGAGCACGCTTCATAGTTTTCATTGCCTTTTTTTGTTGTTAATATATTTGGATTCATAAAAGGATTATTTTCAGTTGGCTTAATGCATTTTTTATTATTAACTATATCTAAATCATTTAAATTTAAATACTTCTCTATTTTTTTATTTTTTTCATATTGATAATTTATAATTAGTATTGATAATATCATCAATATAATAACAAATAATACATATCGTGTATCATTGAAAACAAGTGTACATATTAATCCGACAAATATTATTGCTCTTATAATTGCATTAATTTTTTCTTCAATTGTCATGTTAATATCTGGGATAATTACGGGATTTATTAGTTCAGATATATTGTCTAACCAAAACATTTTGTTTATTACTCTAAATATTTACATTATTTTTATTCATCAGAAACTTCCTGAATTTCTTCTTTACGTTTAGCTAATTTAGCTTTTAGTTTATTAGCAGCCATTGATTTTTTATAAGCATTTTTATTGAATGCCGCTTTACTACCTGCTTTTTTCCCATTATTAGCACCACCCATCATATTCTTAAAAGCATTCATGCCTTCTTTATTGTTCATCATATTATTCATCATATTCATCATATTAGCCATATCTTTTTGTTGTTTATTATTTCCTCCACCTGGATTACCTCCACTAAATAATCCTGGCATTGTTGATGCGAATTTCATAGCATCTTGTAGTAAATTTTCTTGTTTTAATTCGCCATTTGATATTTTTGTAGCCATTTTTCTACTTACATTAGAAATAAGATCTCCAAATCCACTATCTGGATCACCAATAGCTTTCAATAAATCACCTTTTTCACCAATAGATTTTTGTAATTTATCAACATCAACATCTTCTAATATTTCTTTTGCTAATTTACCTAACATAGTATCTTCCATTCCAGCCATATTTACACCACTTTTATCCTTTATTGTTTTCTTTTTCAATTCATTTAATCTTAATAATAATTTTTTATGTTCTTCATTTTTAATATCTTCATATAATTCTTCCTTAAATGATTCTTGTAATATAAATACATATTTCTTTACATCATCTTCACTTAGTTCATTTTTAAACAAATAAAAAACACTTATAAAATGATGACATAAATAATCATCATTTATTATTTTTCGAATGTTTGAAATTGTGATATTTTGGTATAGCTCAATATCTTTTACATTTTCCATATTAAACCATTCATTTAATTTATCATCTTCAATATCTAAATAAGTTTTCCATACATTTTCGTCTACCTTATTAATAAAAACCACATATTCATCCGATGACTTATCCAAAGTTACATAATTATTCTTAATTGATTTCATTATATCTTTTGCCAATTCATACTTTTCATTATCTATTCCATCATCCTTGATTATCTTTGAAGTTTTTTTTAATCGTTTAATAAAATCAATATAATATTGGTTAAAGACATATTGATTTGACATTATTTTATATTATATAAAAAATATTGCTAATATTCCTTATATGTTTTCATTAGTTAAATTTAATCTCATCTCTCATTTTTTTTAATTCATCTAATGAAGGCATCTTCTTTCCTTCGCTTTCAGTAACTGAAATACCTGTTATTCCATCGCTAATATTTGCATCATTTGTAATATAATCCCAATTATATCCTTTATCCTTACATTCTGCATTGTTTTCTTCATCAATAGAAGAAAAATTATCAGAAAAATTAAAACCACTTAAAACAAATGCCGATGGTTCATCAGGATTTTCTTTGATATCTAATGGTTTAGATACATTATCATCATTAATATCCTGATTATTGTTTGCAGGTCTATCTAATCTCGTGCTTTGCCCACCACATAATATACCCCTTCCAGGTAATAATAAATGATCAAAAACATTTTTACCAAATAGTAATTCTTTTGATGGCAAAATCATAAACGCGGGAACAGAATGAATTTTCTTTTCAATCTCAATATTTTCTGAAATTAATTCTTCAATAAAAACTAATTTAATTTTTTTTTCTTTATCATATCGTTTGATATTATCTAGTAACATATTGCAATGATTACAAGCAGGGCTATAAAATAATATCATCTTAATTATAATTTAAAAAATAAATAAACTCTTATATACGAAACTTATTTAATCTTTTTAAATATACACCATCTATTAAAGAAACTAAATTTTTTTTGTACAGGATCTTTATCCAATTCCATAACAATTTTATGTATATTTTCTTTTTCTGCATCATCATCTGGGATTTCAGATTTAATTTTATTAAAATATTCTGAAAATAATTCGCTTTCTACCAATTCTAAATTAAAAGTTTTACATTTATTAACTAATTCTTCATAAGATACTAAATATTCTGGTATAAATTTACTAGTAGATTCAATAAATACATCTATTTTTTTATTATATATATTCTTTGCATCTTTATTAAATCTACGAATAATAGCCCATATTGGTACTCTATTCTTAATATCAATTTCAGTATTTTTAACACCTTCAATCATATCTCCACCATTACTATTAATTTCATCTACTATCCTTTTTCCATCCATAAAGGTACAGAAGAATGTTCCATTGGTATTTAAAAGAGAGCTTACATTCATTAAGTAGGTATCTAATGTTTCTTCACTCTTAAAGAAATAATGAATACTAAACATACAAGAGCAAACATCAAAACCATTTGCTCCTTGTCCAATTACATTAGAATAATGTTTTTGCATATCGTTGCGTTTTTTATTTAAAACATTTTGTAATACGTTGAAGCTTTCTTGATCATTTATTGATAACGAACATTCACCATCCATAATACTTTTGCCACAATCTCCTGCTACAAATACCATATTTGGAAAAGCAACCTTGTCTTTAACATTGTTATTTCTGAAAAAGCGCTTTCTATTCTCTAATATTCTACTATATGCTCCTGTGCGAGGTCCATATATATTATTTTTTACTAAATCAATACCGAGAATAAATTTATAGCCATTATCAATCCATCTAGGCATATCACCTCCTTCGCCACACGCTAATTCCACAAGATTTCTTTTATTATTTGGTTTGCTATAAAGCATACGTTTAATACCTAAATTATGGAATTGTAACATATTGTAAGAAAACATTGCGTCTCTTGGTATATTTCTAGAATAATATATATCATCAGATTCTAGTAACCTTTCACTTTCACTATCATTAATATCCATATTCACAATAGGTTTATTGCCTCTAATAATACTCTCAGTAACCGGATTATGAATTGAACGCCATATATTAATTGCTACACTCATATCATTTGCCGTCTTTGATAATTCTCCCATCTTATAAATTCTTATTTTATCTTCTCGCAATCTCATTGGTCTCCATCTCATATTAGCAGGTATTTTTCTATCCATATTATAAATACATTCAATTATTACATCACCTTCTATAATATCACCATTATCACATTTAACTTTACCATTTGTATCAATTTTAACAAGTAGTTTTTCAATCCCTTTTTCATAATATATATTAGGTTGAAATAATTTAGGAGTATAAGTTTTCTTTTTATCCTGTACCATTAATCTGTATTCTTTATTATATGCTATCTTCAAAGCTTCATCAATAGTATATGGCTCCCATTGAGATGCATTATAACCAACATACAATAAGAACTCTTTGTATTTTATACCATCAATAGTAGTTGTTCTCGCTTGTTTCGCTAAAAAATCTATTGTATTTTGTTCAGGAGGCTTCCATTTAAATACTCTATCCCACTTAACATTATCTGTTATTGGCATAGCTTTATTTGTATAATATGAATATAATGCTAATTTAGCAGGTGTAAATATAAGTCCATCAATATCATAGGGATATGTTTTGTTTCCAGATAATATTTCATCACAATCCTTTAATATGTCGGCGTTATATAAATGTTCTTTAACAATATAATCCATTGAATGTTCGGTTTTTTTCATACCATTTGCAGTTTTCAATAAATAACTATATCTGGTTTTTACATTTTGGTCTTTATTAATTAATGGTAAGCTTGTTATTCTTTCTCCACCATAATAATATATATCAAAAGCTGCATATAAACCTTTTGTGGAATTATCTTTTCTATTATTACATGCAATATATTCTCCATCAATTAAAGTATTTTGCAATTCTTTTATAGATGTAATACCAGTATCAATAACACGATATGTATTATTAATTAAATAAACTTTTGCATTATCATCAATAAACATAAGTAATCTCTCTCCATCTGCTTTTTCAGTAACAGTATATTCTGATAATATACTAACAATACCATATTCATCTGGACTCATTATATTTACCTTTTCAAGAGTAACTGGTTTGGGTGTTATGAGAGGTGGTTTATTTGGATTTTTATTATTAAATGATTTTATTATAATATCATCTTTTACTAGTTCATAATACTTTTTAATAATATCTTGCTGCTGTGTTTTAGATATTATAAATGTTGATAAATACAATGCTTGTTCCATTTTAATTAATGCAGGTAGTATATTATCTTTATTTGTATTTGTTATATCAATATAAAACTCGTATTTTTGCGTTGATGATAATATACCTGAATTATTCAAATTATAATACATATCTTTATCAGATGCTTCATCAAATTCTAAACTATTACCTTTTATAATACTTACAATATATTTAACACCAGTATCGGGATCAGTATATTTTATTTTTTTTGTTATTTTATAAAATTTGCGTATATCATGCCAATTAATAGGTATATTAGCATCCGATAATAAATTACTTTTAATTGAGTAAAAGTTCAATTGCGAATCTAAAATATCATCAACAATATCTTTTGATATTATTTTATTTTTAAACCATTCAAAACTCTTATGTTTATACTTATTATTTTGACAATATTTTATGATATTTGTATTACCAGTTATTTTTAAAAGAATTTCATCAGAATATATTTCCAATGTTTGTTTTTCAATATCTTCTTTATATTTTTGTGATTTTATTACATTTATAAAATTTTCATATACACTATCATTCCAATTTAAAGAGTTTGTAAATTTAACATATATTTCACAATCCTCTTCAATTAATGAAGAGTGTTTATCAATTATAGAAAATATAGAATGATCTTTGTGAATTTCCATATTGTATCTCTAATAAATAAAGATATTATAGATTTATATATCAATTTTTAATATATAAATAAAAAAAATGATATATTCTTATAGATTATATTACAATAGTAATGTCAAAAATGTTTATGCCAATCAAGTTTAATACAACCGTTATTTTAACACCAAAAGAACTTAATAAAAATTTTGACAACACGATATTGTCTAAGATAAAATTTACATTAGAAAATAATTGCAGTAAACATGGATTTATTAAAAAGGATAGTATTAAAGTTATTAAAAGGACAGCTGGATATTTTAAAGAATCACATTTAAATGGCAATGTAGCATATGATTTAAGTTGTATTGCTGAAATCTGTAATCCAACACAGGATTCTATTATAAAATGTGTTATTAAAGCTAAAAATAATCTAGGACTGAGAGCAATTGGAACATTTGAAGATATGTCCATACTTGAAGTTATTATTCCTAGGATAACATCAGGCATACAATCAGAGGTAAATATAGATGATGTTAATATTGGTGATACTGTAAATGTTCGTGTATGTGGTAAAAAATTTACATTATATGATAAAATGATATCAATAGTAGGTAAAATAATTAAAGATAAAGAAGATATTATAGAAGTTGAAGAAGATATTATAGATGATAATTCTGATATTGAAGAGCAAGATGAAGATTTACAAGATGATTTCATTGACATGATTAAAGATGATGATGAATATGATAATGATGACGATGATGATGATGTTGTAAAAAAAATTAAAATAGATAATAAATATCTTAAAGACGAAGAAGACGAAGAAGACGAAGAAGACGAAGAAGACGAAGAAGATGAAGAAGACGATGAAGAAGAAGATGAAGAAGAAGATGATTTAGATGATTTAGATGAAGATGATATTGATGAAGAAATGGATGATGATATTGAAGATTTTGATGATTTTTAATATATAAATATATATAATCATTATATAAATAAAAATGAATAAACACGACTTATGTAAAACTATACAAAATAATGCAATAAAATTAACATCAAATGAATTATCAGAATTATTTAAACTTATTAAAAATTGTAATGTTAATTATACACAAAATAATAATGGTGTATTTTTAAACTTAAACTGGTTATCAAAAGATAATTTAATAAAAATAAATAATTATATTTTATTTTGTATCAAATCACAAAATGAAATCTCTAAATATGAAATGATGAAAAACTTATTAAATAATACTATTGAAACATCACATAAAGAAGAAAGTAAAACAGAAACAAGTAAAGTTGTACAATCTGATAATAATAATATAAAACAAAAATTTTCATCCAGTATGAAGTTTTATTTATTAAAAAAGAAATTTAGCAAACAAAATACATTCATTTATAATATATATGATAATGAATTAAAATATGAAGATTACTTAATAACATAAAAAATGATATAGAACTTATTTTTATTATATATAATAACTATGATTAAGTTATTATATGATAAAATTATTAATGCTAATGATAATGATTTATTATGGAAAGCTAACGATAATGAGGCATATAATAAATTTTCACAACATATAGAATATAAAGAACCAATAGAAGAGCCTAAAATTGAACCTGAAAAAGAAAAAGTTGTTAAAGCAAAAAAATCTCAGAAAAAAGCATTATTAAAACCTCTTGAAATAATTTTAAGTCATTCAAACACATTTAGTGATTTTAAAGATAATGTTAAAGACAAATTAATTAAATTTATAACACAAAAAGAATTCAATAAAGTATTTGGTATTACAAAAAGCTCAGAAATTATGTCTGGTATTGTTAATAATAGATGGAATAAATCTACTGCATTATTTATATCATTTCTATTTAATAAATCTGTCGAATACAATGATGCAATAGTATCTTATAAAAAAGATGAATATAAAGATGTTATTTATTTAACTACTTAGGTTTATATAATGGTAATAGTATTAATTTATTTTTAGACAATAATTTGTTTGCAATACTACTACATAGAACCTTTTTATTTTTAAATTTATATTTTTCATTATTTGTTTTATTTATTTGATTTAAAAATTTGTTATGATCTATATCGTAATAAGTCTCACATACGCGCCCAGTTTTCTTACCTTTACCAATAACAGGATCTGTTGAAAATATTTTAAGCTTATTTATAAATAAATCTTTGTTCTTTGATGGCTCTATGAAACCCCATGGCATTTCTTCCAATGTCATATCGTTAGGTATAGACAATGCTGATTTGCGCATTTTAGCAAATTCATCTCTTTCGCGCTTTGATAAATCCATATTAAATATATCTGTATCTTTTACATGAAGATTAATATCTAATTTATCAATAGTATTATCTTTGTTTTTTGTATCAAATATATTTATAAAACCAATATATTTATTATCATTCTTTTTATAAGATGGTATTTCAGTATTTTTAATAAGTACACCTTGGTTATATAAACATTTTTCTAAGAATATTATTCTTTCATCTGTACTTTTATTCGTTAATATAATTTTTATTAAATCTAAAAACTCTTTATTATTTAAACTTAAATATAATGATAATGTTGTACTATTTACGTCTTGTAAATCAATTTCAATATTTTTTATTAATTTTTCAATATCCACAGATTTTTTATCACTAACATTATCTTCAACTTTTTCTTGATTTGTAAAAATTATATTTAATTTATTTATTTTTTTACTTTTATAACTTATTATTTTAATACCATTTTTATGCATAATAATATAATAATTATTAATAATAATAAAAGGATATATGGACTTTCTTATTGTATATATTAATAATTCTTCATTAATATCTAATTTTTCTTTTATTTGATTATATAATATATAATAAATACCTTTTTTTATAGATTCCGTTATTAATCCTTTCAATGAGTTTTGCGTTCTTTTTAACAAATGTTTATAAGCTTCACTATTATAACCATCTTTATCTAAATTATCATTTTCATCATAACATGCAGGTTCAAAATTTTTTTCGTCTCCAAAATCATATTCATATGTTTTATTTTGAGATGTATTTAATTTTATTTTACCAATATTAAAAATAGATTTTGGAAAATAATTAATATTTTTCATTAATAAACAATCAAGAGCATTATCTCTAATAATTTTATCTACTTTCATACTATCAATATATTTACGTGTTGAAATTCTGAGAGCATGAATATCAATAGTTTCTTTATTATCATTATCATTTTTACTAGCATGTAAATAAACAGTCGTGTTTCTATCTTCAAGGGGTAAATTTTGATGTCTGCAATTTCTAATACCTCTACCTATAATTTGTTCTGGTCTATTAAAATGATACCATGGTTCAATTAAATGTATTTCACGAGCATTATAAAAACTTAAACCTTCACTTGCAACAGGGGTTATTAAAATTACTTTTACTAATTCACCATTTATATTATCTGGTTTATTTATTCTATTTATTAATGTATCTATATTAGTTGAACCCATAATTTCTTTGTTATCACTTGTTAATATACAGTATTTTGGTGTTTTAATATCTTCATACACAGGTTTATCTTTTACTATACTAGCATTATTTAATATATTATTTGTTCCTTCTCTTGAAAATCCCATATGTTCTAAACATACGGCAAATGGTAATATACCTGAATACAAAAACCGCGAATAAATAACAACAATACCTTTTGATTTTTTTATAATATTACAAATATTTAGAAATTTACCAGAATATTTACCTAAATTATTATCATCTGGTATAAGTGCATTCTCATATTTTTTATTATATTTTACTAATAATGGATCGCTTTCTCTTGTTTTAGTAAAAAATGTAAAGAAACCTTTATTTCCTATCTCATTATCATATACTATATTCATAGGTTGTAATAATCGCATATTTTGTTTTTTATCATCAAATTCATTATCATCAGATATATCATCACTATCTGTTTCGTCAATATACTTATATCCTAATTTTTCTATCATCTTTTTTTGCGATAAACTAAGTTGTGATGTTACAATACCATTATCAATATTATCTAACCATCTAGCTTCTTTTTCTGGTATAGGTTTATTTGAAGGGTCCTTACTGGGTATTTTCTTTAATACATTAATACCACTATTTTCAGGATTTAATTTCAATGCAAAAGTAAAAGGGTTTTTACCTCTTAAATATGATATATAATTAGAAGACAATTTTTTAATTAATTCATTTACATTATCATCTATTATAAGTTTTTGATTATTAAAAGTTTTATTATATTTAGCTAATAATTTATTACGTTTATCATTAAGTAACATTAATTTAAATAAATCAAAGATGTCTCTTGGCTCATTATACATGGGTGTTGCAGATAATAAAATTAATCTATTGTTAATACCAGATGTTAATATATTTGTTAGAGAAATAAAAGAATCTTTATCTTTTTTATTTGTACTTCTTATATTATGTGCTTCATCTACTATAATTACTTTATTTTCTACAATATTATCCTTATAATTTTCTTGGATATATTTTGAAAAACCATCATATGTAAAAAGTCTATATCTACCTTTTAATAATTTTTTTAGCTCTGCATTAAGTACCTTTTTTTTATTAAATGATGACTTATAAATATTTAACAATTTTACATAAGTATCACCTGTACATTGATTTATAATATTTTCAAATGTATGTGTATCTATATCAAATATTTGAGATTTAAAACTATTCTTTAAAGATTGTGGCATTATAACCCATATCATCGGTTCTTTGTTATCATGTGTTATTAATAAAGATTCAGACATTGTAATTGCCGAACATGTTTTACCTACACCAACACCATGATATAATAATATACTTTTGTAAGGTGTTTTATGTGATATATATTGGCTTACAAAATGTTGATATAAAGATGTTTCAAATGTACCACATAATTTATTAGCTACATTATTAAAATCTTCTACGTTTTCAATTATTGGAAATTTAGGTATCTTGTGAATAGCAAAATTCATATTTCTTGCAATTTTATTTGGAAAATTATCTTCTTTTAAATCTGGATAGTATAATGAAAAAGATGTAGAAATAGAAGATGAACTAGAATTTTTAGATAAACTAATTGATAGTTTTTTAACATCTTTAACACATTTTCCTGTTTTTTGATCTCTCACTTTACCTTTTTCACATATTTTAACACATCTCCCAGTTACAGGATTAATTTCTTTTCCCTCGGGACATTCTTTTTTTTGGGCGTTTTTGCCTTTTAACATTATCCTATTAAAAATAAAGATATATTATAAGGATGCACTTATTATACTATGTGCTTTTTTAAATATTTTAATTCTTTCTACATTATGATTTTTAATTCTCATTAAAACTTCATCATACGAAAACCATTTTAATGCTCTAACTTCTCTAACCTGTTCCATACATGAATTATCAATATGTATTTTAGCATCATCTTTGATTATTTTTGCTATATAATACACGTGTTTATATAATACATTATTTGTACCAAAAAATATTTCTTGAAAAGGTATTACATTTTTATTAATTAAAATATCATCTTTATATAATTGTGTTTCTTCGCAAAATTCTCTTATAGCACAATCTATATCTGCTTCTTTAATTTTCTTTCTTCCTTTTGGAAATCCCCATTCTTGTTCTGTATCATTACTTTTTGTATTTTTACAAATTAATAATGTTTTTAAATAATTATTATTAATATTATGTTCAAATTTAGCTTTTGAATCAAGATACTCTTTTGTTTGTTTGAAATTGGTATGAGGAGATTGGCACCATGTATAATTCCATATTTGATCAAAATTATTAGTTAATATCATTTGCTTTTCATTTTCAGTCATATATTCTATAAGTTGTTTTAAATAATTATGATCATCTGCATTATATTTACCTCTTACAAATTCCATAAAAGATAAGCTATCTTTTCGCTGTATCATTACATATTTAATTTTATTATTTATAATTTTATAACAAATAATACCAAAACTCATAATTGGATGTGGACAATCCTTGTATAAATGTCCATTTAACCCGCAATTTCTACAAGTTTGAGGTCTAAAATAATTATTTTTTTTACATATTTCATCATCTTTTTTTTTCATTATACGACATTATAGTAATATATTAATTGATTTCTTAAATATATTTAATAAAAATAAAAGTTACTATTATTGATTAAATAAAGCATATTTATCTTCTAAATCATGACCTTGAATGTTAGTTTCTATTTTTTTTTCTAATTTATCATAATTTTCAACTAATTCTTGTACAGGTTCTTGTACGGGTTCTTGTACGGGTTCTTGTACAGGTTCTTGTACAGGTTCTTCAACTAACTTTTCCATACCTTTTACATCATCTTCATATTGTTTAATTACATTTTTAGCATATTCATCGGCAGTTTTTGTATCTATTATATTATTTTCTTCATTATTTTCAACTCTTTGATTAGCAATATCAAAATTTGCCATAGACAATAATAATGATACAACAACCATTAAACAATATAATATTATAACAACAGCTATTACCCAAGCTAGTAGCCAGCACCACCATCTATATTTGACATTACCACCTGTTACTATACAAGTTAATTCAAATAATGACATTAATACAGATGGTATAGCTACGAGCATTATAAATACTACAAATGCTAATCTTTGATCAATTGGTATATTGCTATTAGAAAATAATATAGCTAAACATAATATAAATATTGTTCCAAATAAAGCAACACCGGCATATTTTGATTGTTCAGAACCAAAAAATATCGCATTTAAACTTATTTGTGGGCTACGATCTTTATACATTATATTCTCTAATTAGATATAAAGAAAAAATAAAAAAATGATTATCATATAAATATTTAATAGCTTTAATATTAAAATGGGAATTCCTTATTATTTTTACAAATTATCACAAAAATATAATAATATTGTAAGCAATAAAAAACCAGAAAATACTGATATATATTGCATCGACTTTAATGGTATTATTCATAATGTTGCACATGAATTTATATATGACAAGGATATAGTCAATATTGAAGATAAAATTATAGATGGTGTATGGAATAAGATAATATATTATATTGATATTTATAAAGCGAAAAAATATATAATATGTGCTGATGGAGTAGCTCCTGCTGCTAAAATGATTCAACAAAGAAAAAGACGTTTTTTATCAATCTATAGAAATAAAATAGATGATAAATATGTAGATGATAAACCTATATGGGATACAAATGCAATAACACCTGGAACTCATTTTATGAATAAATTAAATATGTTTATTATTAAACAAATAAGATATTCTACATATCCAATTGAATTAATATATAGCGGTAGCGATGAAACGGGGGAAGGAGAACATAAAATATTTAGAAAGCTTAAAGTTGAAAAAGAATATAGCAATATTATTATTAACGGTTTAGATGCCGATTTAATTATATTATCTTTAATTTCACACAAGGACAATATATATCTTATGCGAGAAACAAAAGATAAAGATACTGGTAAAACTATATTTAATTATTTAAATATTGATAACCTAAAAAAAGCTATTTTATGTGAAGTTAAAGAAACTTGGAATTTAGAAATATCATATGAAAGCTACGATGATATTGATATAGTTGAAACATATTGTACTATGACTTCAATATTAGGAAATGATTTTATTCCACATTTATTAACAGTTGAACTCAAAACTGATGGTATTGATAAATTATTATCAGCAACAAAGAAATCAATTGAACAAAATGGCTTGTTAGTTAATAAAGGTAAAATTAATTATGATACATTAAAAAATATATTTAAATTCTTATCAGTATCCGAAGATAAGGATATGCATTATATTTGTGAAAAATATATAAATAAAAAAATTATTGGTGACGCTAAATTACCGAGTGATTGTTATGCACTAAAACACAAAGATAGTTTGACATATTATATTTATGATAATCCGGGAAATTGGCACAAAGAATATTACAAACAAATATTTGATAATAATATTACATTAGATTCAACAGTAGTATTTAATGCATGTGATAACTATATTAAGGGTATTTATTGGATATATTCATATTATAAAGGATATGAAATTGATTGCGAATGGTATTATCCATATAATTTCCCTCCAACATTAAAAGATTTAACAAATCATTCAATTGCATGCGATGAACCAATCATTGAAAAAAATAATAATTTTGTCTCACCCAATATACAATTACTTATAGTATTGCCAAAAGAAAGTTCTCATCTTTTAAAATCTAATTATAAAAAATATATGGAAGATATATATCAAGGTTTATTTCATATGTATCCGGTTAAATATAAAATACAAACTTTTCTCAAAACACACTTATGGGAATGTTGTCCGATATTACCACTAATAAATATTAATTATATTAAAAGGGTTACTGAGAATAATTAAATATTATTTTCTAATTTAATAATACTATCTTTGTTTTTATTATTTGACATATAATACCACGATTTTAAATTAGGATCCCAGCGACATCCTAATTTTTTAGCCTGTTCTTTATTTTTATAAGGGATTTTGATATATTTCTTTTCATATTCTTCTATAATTGGTGGTAATTCTTTATTTTCAGCACAAGATAATTCTATTAAATTAATAGCTAGTTTATTTTCATCACTAATATCATCATCATAATACCATTTTTTTTCATCCTTATCCCATTTTGCTCCTAATTTTTTAACTTCATCTTTATGACTATATGATACTGATATATAGTTTTTATTTTTTTTAACTTTATTTTCAACGTCAATTCCTATTGCTAAATTAGCTAATCTATCTGCATGATAATTGCCAATTGAATGTTCATCTTGTAAATTAGTATGAGCTTTAATATGATGTAATTTAACGTTTTCCTTATTATTCATTAGTTTATGTAATTTTTTCAATAATTTTAAATTAGGAGGTACTTTATCATTTTGTGTTTTCCAATTATTTTTTGCTAATCTTGTAGTGTAATATCCAGCACATTTCATAACATACTCGGAATCCGTATAAATATTAATTCTAATATCAACATCATTTAATATTTCTAATGCTCTGATAATACCTGTTAACTCACCTGTATTATTAGTTTGTTTTCCTTCTACTTTTCCATATTCATTTTTTGTATCATTTTCTTTAAAATATACACCATAACCAGCACACGCATTTTCTTTACCATTATTTACACAAGAACCATCAATGTAAACATTAATAAAATCCATTGTTAATATTATAAAAATAAATTAATAAATCAATTTTTACACATTATTAAACTTTTATTTTGTATTAAATATGTCACTAATATTAGTATGTTTGTGTTTCAACATTATTATTAAAATTTTTAATTCTATATTTACAACATATATATTTAAATAATACGTGAACAAAATAATTACGATAAGGACCTCTTTTTTTTAACTTATCTGCGCTTCTTCTAAATTCCGCCTCTTTATTTTCAGATATTATTTTATCTAATTCACTATCTTTATATATATTTTCTTCTAATTTTAAAAATTCTGCTTTTATTTCTTCAATATTATATCCAATATTATCTACTTTATATTGCATTAAAATAATATTGGATTTGTATATTGTTAACTGCATTAATCTATTGCTTATAAATTCTAATTTTGTTTGATATTTATTAAATCTTATTAAACTCATAATAAAAGTTATTAATGCACCTGTTAATAATGATAATATATCACAAGCTAAATTCCAATTTAAACTATATTTACTAATACTATATAATATTCTATTGTCATCATGTTTTATATCATCTATATTATTTGTTTCTAAATATTTATTACTTGTATCAATAAATATCAATTTAATAGATTCTATAATTGTTAATAAAGAAGATAGCATTATTACTATTATTGAAAGAGTCCAGTATTTTGTATTTATGTAATGGTATATTTCTCTAACAACATTTAATTCATTATCAGCCCAATAAACTTTATTCTGTATTATTTTACTCATAGGTGTTTTATAATTTTTTTCATTATTATCTTTTATAACTACTTCCGTTATTTCATTTTTTAGAGATTGGATTACTGGAATTGCTCGCTCATTATTAAAATTTTGATTTTTTGGTGGTAGAACTTCTCGAATTACTACTTTATTGTCATTATTTTCTAGATTTTTTGATGGTAAAACTTCCGGAATTGATCGCTTATTGTTATTTATTATTTGATTTTTTGGCGGTTGATAGGGATATTGTTCAATAAATGATTGAATAGGTGGTGGACTCATAAATAATATATGATTGTCCATTTTTTCTTGCAGAGAATCTTTTGGTTTAATAAATGGTTCAATAGGTGGTGAAATACATTTACGTTTAGAACCCAATATATTTTTAAAAGGCATTTCAATTATATATTATTTAAACATTTTATATTCTACATCATTTTCATACTCAATTTCAAAACCATTCTTTTTATAAAAATTAACTAGTAGTTCAGTATTATATTTATTTTTATCAACAAATAAATATACTGTATCCACCAATATATCACAAGCTGTACTTAATAATTTTGTTGCATATCCTCTATTTCTATAATTAAAGTCAACGCAAAGCTGATTTAAATAATTATCATGACTGATTCCCAAAAACCCTACTATATTATTTTTAACTTTATAAAGCAATGCCAATTCATATGTATTTATACGATTAAACACAAAACATTGTGTTATTAAAATATTACATTTTATTAATTCAAAATTATTTAAATCTATGATTTTTTTTATTATTATCATATTTATTTTTTATTAAATATATTATATTATTTATAAAACTTTCTTTTGTTATATGCTTAGGATTCCAGCCTAATTTGCACATTTTATTATTATTTATATTATATCTATTATCATTAAATGGTCTATCATCAATATATTCAAGTTTAGAATTACTTTGAGTTATTTTTAATACTAATTTTGCCAATTCTAAAATAGATATAGGATTTTCATAACCTATATTATATATTTCGTGATTAACACCACAATTCATTAATATTAAAATAGCATCTATAATATCATTAACATAAACAAAATCGCGTATTTTATCACCTTTACCATGAATATTAAGAGATTTATTATTAATTGCATTATTAATGAAACCCGGTATTACTTTTTCATTATGCTGATTAAGTCCATAAACATTATTACATCTAACTATGATAATATTGATATTATAAGATTTAATATAAGAATTAATTAATAATTCCGCTGCTGCTTTTGTTGCAGCATAAGGATTTGTTGGATTATACTGGTCTGTTTCTAAAAACTTACTATTATTAGATTCGCCGTATATTTCATCAGTTGAAAAAAATATAATTGGTATTTTATTAATTTTCAATGATTCTAATAGTATATGTGTTGCTGTAATATTATTATCAATAAAATTTTTCAAACAACTATATGACTTGTCAACATGTGTTTCCCCAGCTAGATGAACTATATAATTTATATTATAATCACAATATGTTTTTTGAAAATTATGATATATAATATCTTCTTCTATTAATATTACATTGCTTTTATTTAAAATATTTTTAATATTATCTTTATTACCAGCATAAGTTATTTTATCAATTATAACCAATTTATTAACTTTATCACAAATAGAATTACAAAAATTTGAACCAATAAATCCACAACCTCCTGTAACTAATAAATTAGTATTTTTTAAATTCATTTTAAATTATATTAAGACATATCACTTTATATAAAAAAATATATAACACATAACAAACAATTATTTTTTAAGAAATATAATATTTGCGACAGATAAATCTAGCCTTGTGTCGGCAATCACATTTGCATTTTCTAAATCCGTTTTTATCTTTATTTGTAATTTCCGATGTTGCATGATTCTTTTGAAGATCTATCCATTGACATAGAAAAGTTGGTTTGTTATTTTTGTGAGCTGAGCAACATTTACATGTAGCAAGCCTTGCAATTTCAGCTTCGGGAGTAGTATTCATTGGTAAGAGATCACAAGAATTATCCATAATTGTTTTGATAATAAAATTATAAAAATAATGGCAATCAATTTTTTTATTATAATATAACATATTTTATTCCAAAATAATAGAGATATTTTCATTATATTTTGCAATATATTCGTTTGGAATTTTTTCAAAGGATACAAGAGACATATTAAAATTATATTTATCAATTATATTATTTTCTGTTAAGTATTTATCTCTTTCATTATCTGTCATTTTTGCAAGCATAAGTGCCTTCTCTTTTGTTATATTACTCGAAATTTTTGGAATATTATCACTACGATCACCATATATAGCTTTAAATTGTAAATCAATTTTAGGATCATCATATCCTCGCTTTTTCAACTCTTTGAATTGCATATTATATATAAGAACATTTTTATCAACTAATTGCAAGAAATCGTTATCGTTTGTAATAATAACAATATTTTTTGTTGTGGATTTTTTTAGATTTTTTTGCGTAATATAAACAATGTCATCTCCTTCAAGACGATCAGAAGATAAATTTTTAATTTCCATTTGCTTGATATATTCTGCGAATATATGAAATATTTTTTTATTAAAATTATTTTTCTGTGTTCGAGTAGATTTATACTTATTATACAAATCGTTTCTCCAAATATCGCTTCTTACACAATCATTGCATAATACTATATTATCTTTTGTTGTTTTCCAATATTTACAAATTTTCTTAATATCATTATTAATATGTTTATAAAACGCGCTTATAAATATATTATTATCAACAATATCATTAATATCAACTTCTATTTTTTGAAAAGAAAACCATCTATATGTTGCAAAATATCTATGAAAAATATAGTAACTACAATCAATCAGAATAATATTATTATTTTTATTTAAAGATACGATATTATTCATTTGTATAAATATTATAATATGTCTTATATTTAAATATTAATTGCTATCAATTTTTACTTGCTTTTGTCTTGATTTTTTTGGCAATGTATTTTTTGATTCTTCAAACCATTTTTTTGCTTCAATTAATACTTCTTTTAATTTCTTATTATCTTTTTTGAGATCTTGCCATTCTTGTCTAACTAAATCAAAATTGTTCTTATTTGTATTTTCATTTGGATTATTTTTAAGAATAAATAATCTATATTTTATATAAATATTATAGTCTGTTGGGTAATTTACATTTTTTTCTTTTATATCATTGGTTTTATTTGGTTCATCTTTGTCTTTAATCAAAGGTTCTTCCTTAGTAATTCTTATAATACTGTCTTTTCTTATCCATACTTTTTTCCCATTTTTAATATCAACAATCCATAATTGTTTGTCAAACCCTTCCATTGCTGTTTTTAATTCATAACCTTCGGCTGATAATCCATAGTGTAGAGGTGATTGTTCATTGCCAGTATAAAACATATTATGACAATTAATGCATGCTTTTTTTAAAGACATAATTATATTACAATAATCTTAATATGTGATTTATAATCAATTTTTATATAATTTGTTCTAAAAAAAAAAAAATTGAAGAATAAATAATATCATATTATTATCATTGATATTAGAATATTTATGTCGTTTATAGATATTATTAATAATAAATTTGAGGTTATAATTGATAATTATTTTGATAATAATATATATGCTATAAAAAATCTTACATATATTGAGTCTGATATAATATCGTTAATAAAAGAAAAAAAATATAATAATATGTTTAATGATAATATAGATACTATATTCCAAGATTTCAAGAGCAATTATGTTGATTATAAAAGCGTTATTGATAGCTTAATTATAGAAATTAAACAAGAATATAATGTTTATTTAAACAATCTTGAAAAACAACATTTAGAATTAATAAAAACACAAACATATATAATTAGTGAACAATAATTATACTTTTATTAAATAAAGAAGCATAGAAAAATGGCTGCTAAACTTAATATTATAAATATAATGATTTATATATGGATTTTTTGCCTGTATATATTAATATCAAAAATTATTTTTGGTATATTTTGGCTATTTATAAATATTACATATGTTTTTAAAGATTTAAAAGACTATACGATTAGTTATAACTCACCTATTATGGGACCACTTGCACATGGTTATGATATTATTACAGCTGGTCCTATGATGATTATATGGGCAGGAATGTTTTTTATAATTACTGTTGTAATTTTACTTTTAATGGTTATCTGGTTAATAATAAAAAAGATCTTTTTTATATCATTTTTAGCTAATAAATCACCATTCAAAGAATTAACTCCAATATTTGAAGTAATATTAAAAAAAATACCATTTAAGCCAGTCTTTAATAAATATAATAATGAACTAATTGAAATATTACAAAATGCTAATAGAGAATTAACATCAGACTTGCAAGATGCTATGAAAAAATATAAAAAAAAATCCTTTGAAAATTTTACTAATAAAAAAGTTATAGAAACCTTTTCGTCAAATAAAGAATATATTGAAGATGATTATTATAATGAGCTAAAAAATTATTATAAATTAAAAGATAACTATTATATTGGTGCATATAAAACTTATAAACATAGTGATGAAGCATCATTATATAAAAATTATAAAATAATAACGCCTGATATGGATGATAATGAGGTATCTGGTGTTATTAGTGAAAATAACATAGTTTCCAGTAGAATATCATTACAATCTATGGTTTCTAAGAAATTTAAAATATAAGTCTTTTATATCTTATTAAAAGTAGAGTATGGAAATATTTAAGTATCTAATATTTGCAATAGCAATATTAATAGTATTTGCATATATTTATACTTATATCAAGGAACAAAATATTGTACAATTTTATTATTATGCAATACAATATCAATTATATGATGTTTACAAATCAAAAATAGGATATTATGATATATTATTTAATTTTACATTTGTATTTATTGTTATGATATTATCAATAGTATTATATTGGGATTCTGTTTATAAAAATGCGAAGAAAATATCGAATTGCAATAATATTATGAAAATAATTGAAGAAAATAAGGTTAGTAAAACTCCTTATATATATAATATTATAATAATTAATCACGATAAAATATCTTTATCATCTCATAATTTTTTAATTAAAATAATTTATAATTTTAAATCTAAAAAAACTAAAATTGAATATGGTACAGATACAGGTACAGATAATAATGTATTCAATTCCATGGGTCCAGAATATGATAAAATATTAAATATTGTTAAAATTTTAAAAGATGATAGTAGTACTGATAATAATATCAAACATAAATATTTAAATAATTATAATAAATTATATGATTTAATAGCTAAAAGTGATGAAATAAATGATAAAAATTTTAATATAATATTAATTGATATATTTGATAATAATAATAGTATTAAAAATGAAATTATTGAATTTATTAAAATATATGATATAGAAAAAGCTGAAAAAGCAATTAGTATATTTAGTAAATATAATAATGAAATTTATGAAGATACAAGTGATATAAATAAAATTAAAAATTATATCAAAAGATTGTATAATGAACTAATAGAATTATTAGAAATATCATCATATAAATCAATGAAAATGGCTAAAATAGGTCTAATTGAAAATTCAGAATTATATAAAAGAGCTTTAAAATATAAGAATAATAAAAATAATTATAAAAATTTTAACTATTTTGATTTAAATACTATGAATGGAATGTCTATTGATAATATTAATATGGCATCATTGAATAGTACTAAGTATAAATTTGTATGTGTAGATAAAGATGATAAAGAGATAAAAACATATACAGCAAATAAATTAATAGAATTTACAAAAGAGTTTTCTAAAAATAAATTTTATAATACTTCTATAATATATAATATTCTATTTGCTAATAAAAATAAAGATAAAATATCATTATAAAAGTAGATTATAATGAGTAATAGTAATTTAGTTAATTTAATATTTTATGCATATCAGAAAATTTTACTAAATATTGAAGCAAATGCTCAGTATGTATTTTATACTCTGTCATTAATTAAAAATAATACATATAAGATCCCATATTATCAACATTTTATTAACTTATTATTTATATTTATTGTAAATGTAATATTTTATATATTGTATAGAGATTTAGTTTACAGAGATGCTAGTAAAATTAAAAGATGCAGAGATATAAAAGATACAATAGAAATCAATAAAACATATGAGAAACCTTATGTTTATAGAGTTTATATAATACAAAAAAACTTAGCAAATGATATTCTCAATAATTTTAGTATATGTTTAGAGTATGATTTTATAAATGAAAAAACTATTGTATATTTTGGTAAGTCAGAAAATGTAAATGGTCTTACTTTTTCTGATTATGTTTCTGAAACAGATAATTCTAATTTAAATAAATCGCGGTTCTCTAATGCATTTTCATATTTTAGTTTAGATAAATTAGATACTGAATTCTTACAATATGATAATGGAGAAAAACTATTTTATATAAATAAAAAAATAATAACAGATGGTAATTATTTATATATTGTAGCTACACCAGATAATAAGAAAATATTAGATGATGTTTATGCTAAAAAGTTAGCTAAGTTTGTTAAAAGATTTGGTTTTGATAATACAACTGAATTATCACCAATATATAATATTTTATACGCAATTGAACATAATAAAAATAGTGCAACTATATAAAAACATCATTTAATGCTTCACGTAATTTATCTACATTTTCTTTATTTTTAATTTTTGGATAATTAATGATAAATTCAATATACATATTACCCTTACTTTTACCATTTAAAGTAGGCAATCCTTTTCCTTCAACTAAGTATTTCTTAGAATTATATACTACACCAAAATTTGTAGTATCAACATCAATAGTTTCTTTAAAATATGGTATTTTAAATTTTTCACCAATAATTGAATTAATAAATGATATGTGTTTTTTATAATATAAATCATTACCTTTTCTCTCAAAATCCTTATGTCTTTCAATTTTGATACCAATAATTAAATCACCAGGTTTAATATTATTATTTTTTGGCTGTTCTCCTAATTCCGGAAATGCAGTTTTATAATTTTCATCTACACCTTTGGGAATAATTAGTGTAGCTCTCTTTTCTTTATTATAAAATCCTTTACCATTACATATTTTGCATCCCATTTTGCCTTTAATTATATTACCACTCCCTTCACATTTTATACATTTTGTTTGAAAAACAGTTTGCATTATACCCATATTTTGTATTCTATGAATACTACCTTTACCATCACATTCAGGACATAAAATATTACATTCCATACAATATTTTTGTATAGTTATATTTAATTCTTTTTTAACACCATTATAAACATCGTCCAGAGTTAAACTAAATGTTTTTTGTATTGAATCTGCTTTTGTAGGTCTTCTTGGTTCTCCACCTCTACCAAATCCTCCAAAATTACCAAAGAATTCATCTTCAAAACCACCTTTTCTATGGTTTTTAAATATGGCTTCAAAAATATCATGAGGATTTCTCATATGTCCACTATTTCCACTATTATTATAATTTTCATCACCATACATATCATATTTTTGTTTTTCTTCTTTGTTACTTAATACATTGTATGCATTTGATATTTCCTTGAATTTTTGTTCAGCTTCTGAATTATCTTTATTTTTATCAGGATGATATTTCATAGCTAATTTATGATAAGCCTTTTTAATATCGCTTTCAGATGAATTTTTATCTATACCAAGAGTATCGTAAAGTTTAAAATTTCCCATTTATAATTTCTATATATATATCTTTTATATATTATATTTTATATTTTGAGTACATAATTCTCTAAATATCTTTAAAATCTATAAAGTTTATAAAAATCATAGAAAAATAAAATTATGTACTCTTTTTTTTTTATTAAGAATTAAATATATATATTATTATAGAAATTCATATGATTTCTAGTGATATTAAACATAGAATAAGTGAAACTACAAGAATTAGACAGAAATATCCAGAACGCATTCCTATCATAGTAAAGAAATCAGCAGGATCTACTTTAAAGGATATTGATAAATGCAAATTTCTCGCTCATGTTGATATGACACTTAGTCAGTTTATAGTTATCATTAGAAAACGTATTAAAATTGGAGCAGATCAAGCTATATTTGTATTTATTGAAAACATTTTACCACCATTAACATCTACTATGGCATATTTATATGAACATATGAGGAACGAAGATGGATTTTTATATATATATTATAATGGCGAATCAACATTTGGAATATAAATAGAAAGATAAAATTAAAAATTGATAAAGTACTATAAATAAATTATTACCAATAAATAAGCTATTACAATCTTTTCAAAATAACTTTTCCAAAATCATAGATACAAAACAAGCCATCAAAGCAATGTTTACGGTGACCAGGAGCAATAATGAAAAGTACGACATCTTTAAGGTAAAAAAAATCAAAAAAATAAACCGCAGGACATTCGGTAATATTTCATTTGTTATAGAAGATGACAATTCATCCGACACAGATGAAGAATATGATACCAAATATGACCCATACGACTACGACACATTATTTGACCTAGACTAAGATATTAGCTCTTTGTATCCACCTACAAACTTAGCATCCTTAAATATCATAGGAAAATGTATGTATTTGATCTTTGTATATTTTTGTATTTTTTTATAAAACGCATCTCTATCACGTAATGTAGATATATAATCATCGCAATTAATTATTTTTTTATCAAACTTTATTTTATCACATGACATCTTACAATATTTGCAATTTGATATAGAATAAATAGTGTACCCTTTTTTTCTAGGAGGAATAAATCTTTTACTCATTTCTATCAATAATAAAAGTTAATAAAAATAAACTATTTTTTACTATTCCAATTACTAGCAGCTTTTTTGAAAGCTTGCTGATGTGTTAGCTTTGGATTTTCTTTTTTAACCTTTTGTAATTCAGTTTTCATAAATTTATTATACTCAGATAATTTACGAGACTTTTTAGATGCTGCTATTTTTTTACCACCATTTTGTGTTTCACATCCACATCCACAATTATTACCTCCCTTAGGCATTATTACTTTATATTATACTTATAAGCAATATTTTATTTATTTTTTGTATCAAAATTAATAAAAGAATTTAATAGATTTTTATGTTTCTTACTATTTATATGTCTGTAAATATGATAATTTCTGAAACATACATATGTTATTCCACACTCACATTCAACAATATTATTTATTTTTTTTAAATTATAATTTTCCTTAGCTTTTTCTTTATATTTAAATTGTATTATCTGTGTTTTTTTTCTACATAAATCACAATATAAATAATATATTTTTTCATTTTCATTTTTATATGAAAATTCTTCAAAATTCTTAACAGTATGACATTTAGTACATTCCATATATTAATTTTGCATGCTAAATATTATTTAAAAATGAGATATCAATTTTTATTTTTTTAAATAATAAAAGCAATTAGTATTAAAGATAGCATTCTATAAATAGATATAAAGTAAATTTTTATTTATATAATAAATGTTAAAGGAGTTTTTATTACTAACAATATTTTATGCTCTTGAATTATTTAAAGCACATAATAATATTGCAAGCTTAAAAAGATATAATTTATTAAATGATAAAGTATCTCTATTAAATTCTAGTATTACAAATATGTATAAATATATCAATGAATCTGAAATCAAAATAATATCTAAGTAATATGTTTATTATATAATAGAATAAAGGATGAATTACGAAATTATTGATGGTATTAAATATAAAAAATGCAAAGAATATCAAGAAAGACATCCAAAAACAATGAGATGTAGAAATAAACTTATTGCAAAACCTGGATATGATATTATAAAAAATAAATTATATAAAAAATGCAAAGAAAATCAAGAAAGACATCCAAAAACATTGCGTTGTAGAAAAGCAAATAAAATATGTTATAATAATATGCTAGAATATGATGGTATTAATAGTTGTTACATAGACTCTTTATTAGTTTCCCTTTTTTCGTCTGATAATGATATAGTATATGAATTATTTTTTAAAAGCGAATTAAATGATAAAAAGTTAGAAGATAGCGCTTTATTAGTTAAAAATGAATTATTAAATATTTATTTAAAAATTAGAAAGAAAAGTGATGGTGAAGATAATTATAAATGTAGTAATTTAAGAAAATTATTACAAGATTTTAAAAAGAAATATAACAAGGTATATCCAAATAATACTATTGATCAAAATAATTGGCAACGTTCACAATCTGAACCTGTTCAAACATTTGAATTTTTAAATATAATATTAAATTTTAAAGATACAACTATTATGCAATTAAATAATTGGGGTACTAATAATAGACCTACTAAAAATATATTAAAAACAACTCCTATTACTACGCGTAAACAAAATAACTCAATAATTTATAGATTACCTTGTGAAAAAGGTAAAAAAAACCTAAATATATCTGATAAATTACCAAGTACAATAAATATTACTAAATTTGATAAAGATAATATGTGGAAACCCACAAGTAATACTATATATAAATATAAGGTTGAAGAGGTTGAATTAATATCTGCTAAATTGTTATTTGTTCATATAGATAGATTAGTATATGATAGAAGTGTGGGTGGTATAATAAAATTAGAAACAAATGTAAAACCTGCTAGAAAAATCACATTAAAAAATAATAGTGTCAAATATTTACATTCTATTATTATTCATAATGGTGGAATAAATACGGGACACTATACTTGTTTATTTAAATGTAAAAATAATAATAACAAATGGTTCTTATACGATGATTTAAAAAAAGAATTAAAATATGTGGGGACTTTTACAGAAGTTGTAAAAAACAAAAAATATATGACATGTTGTACAGATTTAATATATATATAAATATAATATGCGAATAATATCATAATGAAAGTATTATTTTACGGAAGTCGTGGGTGGATTGGTAAGCAATTTGTTGAATATTTAAATGATAATAATGTAAATTATATTGAAGCAAATGCAAGAGCAGACGATGAAAATGCAGTTGAAAATGAAGTAATTAGATATAGTCCTACGAATATAATATCATTTATAGGCAGAACATATGGTGGAAAGTATAATACTATTGATTATTTAGAACAACCGGGAAAATTAGTAGATAATATAAGAGATAATCTTTATGCTCCAATCGTACTTTCTATTATAGCAAAAAAATACAATATTCATTTTACCTATTTGGGAACTGGATGTATATTTAATGCTGATAATCCAAATAAATCATATGTAGATGATGATGCTAAACCAGATTTTTTTGGGTCTTCTTACTCAATTGTTAAAGGATATACTGATAGATTACAGCATATGTATAGTGATAACACACTAAATCTAAGAATTAGAATGCCAATTGTTAATTATTATCATGATAGAAATTTTATAACTAAAATACTAAAATATGATAAAATATGCTCTGTGCCTAATTCAATGACGGTGCTTAGTGATATGTACCCTGTAATTTTGGATATGATGAATAAAAAAACTACTGGGACATTTAATATGGTTAATAAAGGTATTATTTCCCATGATGAAATCTTAGAAATGTATAAAAAACATATAGATAATGATTTTACATGGAAGAATTTTAGTATTGAAGAACAAAATCTAATATTACTATCTATGAGATCAAATATTCAATTGTCAAACGATAAACTTTATAACTTATATCCTAATATTCCTGATATTAAAACATCAGTAGAAAATTGTATTAAAACATATCATAATAAATCATAAATTTTCAAATTTATTAATATAATCTTCTAGTGTGCCATCATTAATGATTTCTTTATTACATGGAATATATAGATTTTCTACTTCTGATAAATGCTGTTCGAAATTTTGCTCACCTATACCATTTGTAATTGAAGGTCTAATAACTTTAATAATATCTATATCTAGATGTTTTATTTTTTCGTATTCGTGAATAAATCTAAGATCACTTATTACATATGTTTTATTATCTTCTATTTTTGATAAAAGAATATTTGCGAAATAATCCCTGCCAATATTTGGAATCAATTCTTGAATTTTATGCTGTAATACTTCTGTGCCAATAAATTGTAATGCTTTTCTAGGACTAATACCCCATCTTTCGTCAATAGTATCTTTTTCATCATTATTACCATCTATTAAACCTACTTGCTCGTCACTGAAATTAAATAGTTGTTTTACTAATTCTTTTAAAGGTTCTGCAAAAGATAATTTTGTATATCCATATTTATTAACTATATGATTTGCTAAAACATCTTTACCACTACGTTTAGTACCACAAATAGCTATAATTCTCTTCATTATATTTATTATATTTATAAATAATATCAATTTTTAAATATAAAAAATATATAACACACAATCACAATATATATTAATTAGTTACATGGATAGTATCTACTCGCTGGCTTCCTCCTGTATCTCATCGGGACTAGTCTTTTTTTCTTTTTTA